CCTAATTTTTGATGATATTTTTCTATTCCTGCACTTGCAATCTTCGCTACTGCCAATGTAGCCGCAAATGGTGCTGTTACTACTGCTGTTATTCCTGCACTCACTCCGGCAACACCGCCTAATGCCGCAAGAAATCCGCCTACACCTCCGGCACCTGTTGCACTTGCCGCCGCGCCTTCGGCTGCCGCCATTGCCTCTGCTCCTGTTGCTCCTGCTGTTTCTGCTGCCGCACCTGCCGCCTTTGCCGCAGTCTCCGCCTCGCCTGCTACTTTTGTAAACGAAAACAGCGATTTAATACCGTTTGCGAATGAAATACCTTTTGCCGTCAAACTCAATGCGGGTCCGATAATTGCTAATGCTGTGCCGATTTTCAATAATCGCTCACAATCTTCATCAGACAATCCACTTAACCAATCCGCCAAACTGCTTACCGCGTCTGCAGCCTTATCAATGAACGGTGCCGCACTTTCACCAAATTTTTGTGCGGCTACCTGCATTTTAACCATTGCTTGCTCAAACGTAAAACCGGATTTGTTTACGCCCTCCGACTGCTTTTTGAATGCCTCTTCTGACGCTCCGGCGGCATTACCCATTTTCTCTAATTTTTCTGAAAATGTATCAGCCTGCGCACCTGTCAATGCCAACATTGCAGTAATAGCCTCTTTTGAACTGAATAGTTCTGTTAGCTTTTCCTCGCTACCGCCTGTTGCCTCTGCCAAAATCTTCATTGCACCCGAAAAACCGTTTGCCTTTACCATTGCAAATCCCGATTCATAACCCAATGAATTTAGCTTTTTCTTTAATGCCTCTGTCGGTGTCATTAATCCGGTATATACCGCGCCTAACTGTGTAGATACTTCCGACGCTGTACCCGTTACACCTGTCAATGTTGCAAATATCGTAAACAATTCGTCCTGTGATACACCTAACGCCTTTGATTGTGGGACTACCTTACCGATACTTGACGCCAGTTCGGGGAATGTTGTCTGTCCTAATTCGACTGTTTTAAATGCCAAATCCGCAACGTGTTCTACTGCCTCGGCTGTCGTATCACCGTAACCCTTTGTAACGGCTGAAGTTAGATTGATAGAATCAGTCGTTGTCGCCAATCCGGCTTTTGCGGCCTTTGCGTTTATTCTTACTTTGTCGATTGTGTCGTCAGCGTCGCCGAATGCCGATATTACCTGATATGTACCGTCTGCAATATCATCTGTATATTTTGCGGTTTCTATTGCTACATCTTGTATACCCTTTTTCAATTCCTGCAGACGTTCGTCACCTATGGACAATGTTGCGATATTAGCCAATTTTTTATTTAGGTCCATATATTGCTTAACTGCCGCAGTTCCCGCCGCTACCAACGGTGCTGTTACTGTTGCCGTTAATGTGTTACCGACTTTAGTCAATCCGTTTCTGACACCTGCAGTTTTGTCCTGTAATTCGCTATATTTGTTTTTAACCTGTGTAATATATTGCGACTGTTTTTTTAATTCATCTGTCGTCTGCTTTAACTCATTTCTTAAATTTGCCTCTGCTAATTGACTTCTCGATAGATTGTTACTGAAACGATTGAAATTCGTATCAGCTGTTTTAACGGCACTTTCAGCCTTTTTTACTTCGTCTTTCAACTTTTTCATTTCGTCGCTGTTGGCCTTTAGGCTTGTCTTGCCCTTGTTGTATGCCTCATTCGCACGTTCCAAACGTTGACGGGCGGCGTCCTGTGCCTTTGACGCCTGTTCTACCATTTGTTTATATTTCTGTGTAATCTGTGATTGTTGGTTTAGCTGTGTAGACAGGGATTTATATTTATTCTGTAAACGGTCCAATGATGAACCTGTCGTTTTTAATGTGGCGTCTGTAACCTTAAACTCATTTTGCGTTTGTTTCATTGAATTACCTAACGCCTTGATTTCCTGTTGTGCCTCTTTGGTGTTAAAACCAATGCTGATATTTGTACCGTCACTCATTCTTTTCACCTCATATTCCGAAATCTGCTAAACTCGGCAGTTTATCGTTATTCTGTTTTTCTGCTGTTTTTGTGTTTCCGTTCATCATCTCATAAATTTTCCAAAATTTACGGGGTGTGCATTCCCAAAATTCATCATCTGAAAATTGCAGGCGGTAACGTCCTATAAAATATAGTTTGTCCCAATCGTACGGAGCGTCCCGCCTTACTGTTCCCCCTGTTCTTCCGTTGCCTCCTGCACTCCGAACGCTGAAATTACTGCGGCATATACCACATCATACAAAATATTTATAGTACCCAACGAAATCCAATCTTCAATATCCACTTTTCGCAAATTGTACCTTTCGCCAACCATTGCATATAGAAAATTTAAAACATCACCGTATATATCTGTCTTGTTTCCGAACATTTCAATAGCTTGGCCGACACTTCCGTACATTTGCTCCAATACTCGCAATGCTCTGTATGTCAGCTTTATTTCGTATTCCTTATCCTCAATTTTTATCTTCTTGCCCTTTGCGATACACGCGGTTAAATCTAATGTTTCTTCCATTTTCAAAAACTCCTTTCATACGCAAAAAACGCACATCATAATGATGTGCTTGATTTATTTGCGTTTCTGTGTTATACTTGATTTATAAAAACTTATTTTTTCCTTTTACCGTCCTGCGTGGGACGGTTTTTTTTATTTAATTATTCTTTTGGAACTGTGTCACCTG